GGGGAGCAAGTACCTGATGCCCCAATCGTTCGACCTGGAGCAGAGCCCCAACCTTCCGACGGCGCGTCGGATTCCGGTAGCAGCGTGCGGGTGTCTTGGAACGACGTGCGCCCGGGAGCTGCTGGCCAAGATGGAGATCGACGAGGACCTGAGGAGGGAGGCGGTGATGGCAGCAATTCTGCAGCCGGGAGCCAGGGGACCAAGAAGCCGCGAGCGCAAGGAGGCTTCCAGGGTAGTGCGCGCGATCGCAGACGTACAGACGGCGGACGTGGTTCAAGCGTTCGTCGAGGAGGTGCGTCGCTCCGCGGTCGTGGCAGAGGCCGAGGAGGTGGAATGGATGCGGTTCCACCGGTGGCAATCCAGCCGCCAGCTCCTTGGTTCGTGCACGGACCCACCCCACCACCATACCAGTGGTACACCCCCCCCGGCATGGCACCACCACTGGCGAGCCCAATGGCTGGCCAGGTTTCCGCCCGCTCTTAGGAGGCGCCGCGAGGCGTACTCCGAGGAGTGGGCGTGGGAGGAGTTGGAGAGAACGTTGAAGGCCCGTTGCTTCATCAAGATCGAGGTGACGAAGAAGCCACGCAACATCACTCCGCTCCCGGAGGTGCTATGCTGGGTGTTGGGACCGTACTACGCTGTCTTGGATCGATGCGTTGGGAAACACCCGATGATGATAAAGGGGATGACTGTCGGAGAGCGAGACAAGATGATTGAGCGCGAGATGGCGAATTCGCCGTCTGGCACCGACGTAACTTGGACGGACTTCAGCAGCTTCGATTCCTACGTCCGCGAAGCCCACATGAGGGCCGAGCAGAAGTGGGTGCAGGAGCTTGCCGATGGTGCGGGCGAGGGACCGTTGGTCGCGGAGTGCCTGCGTCGGCTGAACAAGCTTGACATACGGCACGTCGACGGCTGGGACGTCATCGTGGATCGCGAACGATGGTCAGGTGAACCTGGAACATCGACGGGAAACGCTTTGATCCATGGCAGTGTGTGTTGGTTGGGGTGGGGCTTCCCGTCTATGGGCAATGGCCTGTGGAAGCGGGGAGCCGCCGCTTTGTGGAAGGTTGAGGGTGATGACGGCCTGCACTTTGGGAGGGTGTTGGCACGGCTTGAGGCTGCGGCCGGGGTGTTTGGGTACTCGCTGGAGGGGAAGGAGAGTGACATTTATGAAGCAGATTTCTGCGGAAGATCGTTCACCACCGCCCCCTGGCTTGTGTCCCAGTCGTCCCCGGAGCGCTGGGTAACCAAGTTTTGGTTGTCCGCGTCGCCGCCTGGTGCGTCGGGTCCGAGTGGGTTGCTGCGAGCGAAGGCGCTCAGCTACCTCACCACGGACTATCGCACGCCCGTGCTCAGCGCCTTGTGTTGGGCCGCCGTCCAGAGAACGTCTGGCGTGGAGACCGCGAGAGCGGATTTCGCGCCTATGAGACGTCGACTTGAGACAGGCACGATCGGGGTGGAAGAGGCCGCCAAGGCCAGTGAACCACCCTTTGATGCGTGTCTGGCGGAGGTCGTGTGCAACAGGACAGGCTGGCACATGGGCGATCTTCGCGAATGGCACCAAGAGTTCATCGACTGGGGTTACGGGGGGAGCTTTCCCAAACCGCGCGCGATTCCTCGCAATGATGCGGAGCCCTTCCCGTTCCAGCCGGTGTACTAGGTGCCAATCCCCGTTCTGGTGGGGCAGGCGGCCCAAGTGCTGGGGTAGGCGCACCCCCCCCACCAGTCCTAAAGATTGCCGAGCGGGAATTCACATTCCATGACAACAGAGAGAGAGAGTACTGAATTTCGAAGGCTAGCTGCGCGATGCGGTGCGACCGAGGACGGCCAAAAGTGGCTCACGATGGCCGTGGATCCGTTCCACGACGTCGACGTGTCCATGATTGGTTTCCCCGATGGCACCGGGCAGCGCTCGCTAATATTCAACGTTACCAAGCAAGTGGAGGTCGCCGCACCGGCTGGCGTCACAGGCGCCTTCGATGCGCACGTCGCTTTCATGCCTAGCGTCCGCTTCGGGACCTATGGGTACGGCAGCAAGGCTACCATTGACCCGGATCCGTCGTATGGCACGCCTGGCATGTTCAATGCGACCGCGCCCGGGGCGACCTTGTCCGCCACCGGTGGTATGCCTGATGGCATCGTTGTGGCATCCACAGTGGCAACGGGTGACCAGACCTTCAACAACACAGCGGCGATCGAGGAGTTTGCTCGACTTAGCATTACCGACACACTGTCACCTGGCGAAGACCAGCTGATGCGCGTCGTTGGCATTGCTCTCGAAGTCGAAAATGTGACCGAGGAATTGCACAAGTCCGGGACTGTGGTTTACTACCGATACCCCCAGTCTCCCGATGATTTGGCGTTGCAGGTGAATTGGGCCTCTGGTGACAACGTTGCCACCAACGTCCCATTCACGCTGCAACGCGGCCCGCCCAACACGGCCGCGGACGCCAAACAACTCAACGGGATTACTGCGAGGGCGGAGGAGGGGGCCCTTATCCCGGGCGTGCTTGACCTTAGCCACATGAAGCCTCAGAAGCCACGGAGCGGTCTTCATGGCATCATTTCCAACAGCAAGCTGATCTTGCCCGAGCAGTTCGAGAATTGCGTTTTGGGTCTTGATCAGAGTGCGGGCACGATGATCGCACCGTCCGAGGGAACGCCGTCCTTCATCCCTATCGCCATGATGGGGGCCGGCGCCTACTTCACGAACCTCGCCAATGAGTCCAAGTTGACAGTGTTGGTCCGCGCGATTGTGGAGGTGTTTCCACAGCCGGGCAACTCGCTCGTTCCCCTAGCCCACGCCACTCCAGGCCTGGACGAAAGGGTCCAGCAGTGTTACGGCGAGATCATGCGGTCCATGCACGCAGGTTACCCCGTTGACCACAATTCCGCTGGTGAATTCTTCAGGAAGGCTTTGAACACTTTGCGGGTCGTTTCCCATTCCATCCAGCCGGCCCTGACCGCCGCTGCTGCAGTGGACAGGCGTGTCGCGCCTATCGCGGCACTCAATTCCGCTGCTGCTGGCGTGATGGACCAGGCTAGTGGGAGCCTCCAGCACAAGAAGCAGAAGAAGAAGAAGAAGTTGAAACAAGCGTAAACCAGAGAAGAGACAGGTGGTTTCCATCTGTTGACAAGAAAAC